CCTGTACAGCCTGCGCAGCGTCCTTCCCTGTCCAAAATGCAAGCAGGTTGCACAATGCCTGGTCTGCTTCCGACTGTGAAGGATAACCACACAAGCCCCCGTCCCACAGTTCAGCAAACTTCCTGCCGTTCGCTGCGTTCCTTGCCTTGTCCAGCAATTCCCGGTCTGATATGTCCGCAGGGGTTCCCGGCATCGGTGCTGCGGTCTGCGTGGGCTGCTGCGGTTTCTTCATGTACTTGTCCAGGATCGGTTGCAGTCTGTCCGTTCTGTCTATCATGTCACGCCTGCGCAATGTGTTTCCCGTGACTGTGACATATTTATTCGTCATTCCCGGCAGATATATTTCAAGTCCGTTCTTCCGATTGTTTATGTAATACTTGTTATCATCATAACGGAATCCAGGGGCAAGAAACAAAATGCGCAGACCTTCCCCGGACGGGCTTGTTTCCGTATATGCGTCCATTGTTTCCACGATGTCCGCCGCCATTGCAGACAACTTCCCGTCCTTCATGCAATGGTCAATGTCAATCGCTGCCACGGAATCAAATATCCCTATTCCTATTCCGTCAAAATCGTTCGTCCTTGCTGCTGCTGTGTTCAGCGGTGCAAACGTGCTGCGGTCTGTGCTGTCCCCCCTGTACTGCGGGCTGTTCGGATTATACGGCATCTTTGTTCTGCGCCCTTTTTGGTCTGTTTCATATCGCCAAACATTAAACAGTCCATGTTCCCGCAGATATGCCGGGATGTTTTCTGTTTTCGTCATGGTTTTATGCCTTCCTTCCGTTGATATTCCAGGCGCAGGCGGTTATAATAACCACAGTGCGCCCGTTGTGGTGCTGCGGGGTTGCCGTTCATGCTGTCCAGGCTGCGGCAATCCCTTTTTCATTCGTTCGGCATCGGTTATCACCTTCTTTCCGGCGGCTATGTTCAAGTATCAGTAGACCTTAACATAGCATTTCCCCTATATTTCCGGGGCTGCGTCCATTCTATCCCACAGCGGCGGGGCATTCAATGCCCCCGCCTGCATGGTACTAAGTTACTATATAACTAAGTAATTGCGGGGTGTCAAAATGCGAAAAAGTCCTGTGGTACAAGGGATTTCGGCTGTTTTCATTAGGACACTTCCCCCCGTTTTCACGGACACTTCCCCCCGGTTCCGGGGACACTTCCCCCCGTTTTCAAGGACACTTCCCCCCGTTTTTTCGCAGGGAAATTCATTTTTTCGGCTTGTAATCGCCGTTCCTGCCGTTGTGGGTGAAGGTTAAATCATCGTCAAGTGTGGTCATTGTGGGGATAATCTTGTTCCCTTCCAGGTCAACAAACCATTCTGCGGCATCCGTCTTCTTGTCTATCAGTTCGTATGCCTTTTCAAATGCCCTGCGCAATGCCCGGTTCTTGTCCTTCACGTCCTTGTATGACTGAATCCGTCCCCGCAGCAACGGTGCGTCATTTATCAGACTACGAAAACTGATTGAATACGTCACACGTTCCGGGTATTTCGTTTTTGCATCCTTCCTGCGGTATGTCTTCACGTCCGGGACGTAACCACGCTGCAACAGTCCGGTGGTAATTAAATACACAAGTTCAACGGCAGTTTTGTTCCGTTCCTTTGCAATGCTGCTGTGAACAAGTGTGTTATGGTATGGCTGCTGATAGTCAATCAATGCGCCCTGCCTGGTCTTCTTTTCAATGTGGTTCTTTTCCCCCAGGACTTCAAACAATCGCATGATATAGGGGACTGCAAACGTCATTGTCTGATTTTTCATGTCCAACTGGATTATAGAAAACAGTTTTGATACAGTCTGCGTCCCCGGCATAATGCCGACACAGTTTTCAAAGGAATGCAGCTTCCCCATGATGTCCGGGGCATTGCCCTTTGATACTTCAATCCCCATTTCCCGAAAAAACTGTGGCAATGATACTGTGATTGTAAAAGCATCGTGCCGGACGTTGCTTTTCACTGCTGCGGTGTAAATCTGCGTCAGCAACGGGAAGTCCAGGTCTTGAACGTCTGTGTATTTCCCTTTGCTGTACTTCTTTACAATCCCGGCTGTTTCCTGGTCAAACATAACTGTTCCGTTCTCAAAATCCAGGCGTTTGAAAAAGTCCGGGTTCATCAATGCAATATAAGCATTCTTGTTCTGCTGCGTGGTCAATGCGCCCCGGTATTTCTTATCAGATATTAAATACTGATAGAATCCCGCAGAAACAAGGTTGCCTGCCCGCTGCGTCCGCCGTGGTTTCTGTCCCTTTTCCCTTGCCTGTTTCTGCTGCTGCTTTTCTTCCAGGCGCTCCCGGTATTCATCAATAGCAGTTTCAAACGCTGCAATAGCGTGGTCCCCGTAAAGCATCGGGGCAAGCTGTCCAGGGGCTTCATATTCCACGGTATAAACTGCCGTGTTCCTGGTGCGTATCAATATTCTGTCCAGGTCTTCCGCAGGTATGCCCGCTGTGATTTCGTCTTCAAACGGCAACGGCAGGTCTGCAACGTGCGCAGCGTCCATTTTAAGGACGTTTGCTGAAAAGTCCGTCATGTTGTAACCTTCCCGCAGGAAGTCCCGCAGGATGTCCGCTGTAAACCGTTCCCGGACGTTCTGTTGCAGGCTGCGGGGCAGTTCCTTGTACGGCATCCGGGGCAGCCCTTCCCATGCCCTTTGTGAATAGTCTTCTATACGTTCGCCGGGTTGCATTTCTGTCAGTGCGTCCAGGCGTTCCCGTATTTCGTTTAGTTTCATGCTTCACCTACTTTCGACACAAAGGACACACAGAATATTTAATGTGTCCCGTGTATGTCATTTGTTTAATACGTCCAGTGTGTCCCGCCAGTTCGGGTGTGCTTCCATGTCCGCCAGGATTAACCGGGTCAGATATTCCGTTATCGTGGTACGGTTCCGCCATGCCATTTCCTGCAAATAGTCCTTGCATTCCATCGGCAATTTTGCGTTGAAACGGTAATATTCCGTCTTTGCTGCGGGTTCCGGCTGCCGCCTTTCTGTGGATTGAATAACGCTTCCGTATACATTCCCCTGTGGGGCTGTGAATTTCTGCTTTGCCATGATTGTTCCTTCCTTTCGTTATATGTTCATTTCTGCAAATAGTGCTGCATAGTCCTTTGCCGGGTTGCTGTTCGGGGCATAGTCAAACAAGGATTGCTGCATTGCCTGCGCCTGTTCAACTGCCACGCCTTCCCGGATATAGGTATCAAATACCTTCGTTCCCATTTCCTGCGCCTGCTGGACAATGCTTTCCCGCAGATCGTTTGCCAGGGTCTGCCGGGGCTTGTACTTCGTCAGAACAATTCCGGCAACGGTCAACGCAGGGTTGCAATAACGCTGTACCTGTGAAATGGTTTCCCGCATCTGATACAGCCCCATTATTGAAAAGCTGTTCGCCTGCATCGGCAGCAATACGGAATCCGACACGGACAGGGCATTTATCAATAGACTGTTCAAGTCCGGCTGCGTGTCAATGACAATCAGATCATACCTTCCCCGGATGTCCTGCAATGCGCCTTTCAAGATAAAGTCCCGTCCAGGCTTGTTTGCAATCGCCTGTTCCGCTGCTGCCAGGTTCAGACCTGCCGCAATTAAATGTGTCTGCGGTGTCTGCTGTATCACGTCTGCCGCCCGTGTCCTGTCTGTCAGAACGTCAAACAGTCCGGGGGCTGCTGCGTTCCCTTGCAATGCAAACGTGAAATTTGCCTGCGGGTCTGCGTCCACAGATAGAACGGACTTGCCCTGCATCCTGGCATAATTGACAAGGGCTGCTGCGGTGCTGGTCTTCCCGGTTCCGCCCTTCCCGAATGCCACAGTTAGAATCATGTTTTTTCACCTTCTTTCTATGTTAAGGTCTGCGGCTACTTTATCATTGACAAGGGAATCGCGGTAAATCCGCCACACGCCGCCCAGCTTCTTTCCCTTCAATGTCCCGTCCCGCAGGCGGGCTTGTACGGTGTGTTTGTGTACGTCCAGGATTGCCGCTGCTTCCTGTACTGTGAAATAGTCCTGCTGCGGGATGTCCGCTGCGGTTACTTCCTTCCGGGGTCTTCCGCCTGGATGTTTCATTGTATCACCTTCCTTCCTTTATCCGGCAATCGCCTGTAATAACTGCAATGCCTGCCGCTGCTGTGTTGCGGTCATTCTGCGCATACAGTCCGCCGCCTGCGTTGCTGCGTCTGTTTCCACGTCAAACAGGAAATTATAAATCCGCTGTTCGCTGTGTTCCTTCCGCTGGTCAATGTTGTGTGCGTAAATGTTTGTTGTTTCCGGGCTTGCGTGTCTTGCGTGGTGCTGCGCTTCCTGGATCGTTGCCCCTGCTTCCAGTAGGAATGTAACGGACGAGTGCCGCAGGCTGTGTGCGCTGATCCTGTGGGTATCATATCCGGCAGCAATCAACCTGCCTTTGATGATCCGGGAAATTGAAGGTTCCGTCAAACGCTGTCCCCTGCTGCGGTTCCCGGTGCTTGCAAATAACGGTGCTGCGGCATCCTTCTTTGCCCGTGTGTCCAAGTATGCCATGATTGCGGAATAGACTTCCGGGGTCAGCTTCTTGTATTCGTCCGCTTCACTGCGTCCCTTGCCCTGGATGAAAAGAACGTGTTCCCCTGCTAGGGTTTCCATATTGCCGATATTTGCCCGCTGCATTTCGATAATGCGCAGCCCTGCGGTAATGGATAACAGTATCATTGCAAAGTCACGTTTTCCGGCATCGTCTGCGGTGTCTATGGAATCCAGTAACTTTTTTGCATCGTCCTTCTGTAACGGGTCACGTTTCGTATTATCTGCCCGGACTTTTGCCCCCTTCACGTTGTCGGAAATGTTCGGGTAAAATCCTTCCTGCGCAGTCCATTTGAAAAACATTTTGACTGCCCGCAGGTAACGTGCCTGTGTTCCGGCGGAAAATGTAATCACGCTGCCGGGTTCCGTTCCTGGTCTGTCACAACGCTGTCTGCGGGGGTGCGGTGCTGCCAGGTATTTTACATAGTCCAGGATGTCCGCCCGCTGTGGCTGCTGGATGTTGTTATCATGCAGCCATTCCATAAAGCAGCGCAGGCAAACGCCGTATGACTTGACTGTGACTTCCTTCACATTGATATAGTCAATGAATCGTTCCAGTAGTGTTTGAATACCTGCTGCGGGGATGATCGCCGCCCCTGTGGTTGTGATAATTTCGTTCATGATCCTTCCTGCCCTTTCCTGCCGCCTGCATTATACCACAGATGCAGACAAGGCAATTTGATTGCTGCGGGGACTGTCCTTTACTTTTCCAGGGTGCGGGGCAGTCCTTTTCCTATTCCTCTATCATTATATAGTTTTTGTTCCCGTCTGTCAAGCACACAGAACAAATATATTCTGTCTGCCCTGTCCGGGCTGTCTGTGTAAAAGTCCGGGCAGACCTTAACATAGAATCACAGGGGCAAAATGCGGGCAGGAATCCCCATTTTCACGATGTTTCCGGGGGTAGTTTTGCGGATATACCCTGTAATGCGTCAGAATGCCCGTAGAATCGTTTTTACTGTCCAGGCATATAAAACCATTACCACGCCACGAAAAACGCCACACAGGGCAAAATAAAAGGGCGGTTCCCGTGAAGGTTCCGCCCGTGGGGTTGTGCTGCTGTGTCAGAACGTTTCAACTTCCGTCCTGTTGAAAAATCTGTTTAACATATCCTTTGCGTTCGGCTTGTCAATCCAGTTCTTATAGTAATACATAATCCCTTCCAGGTTGCGGGCGGTTTCTTCTTCCTGCTGTCCGCCCACATACAGGGTTCCGCCGGTATCAATCCCGTTATCTTCCGCATAACGCAGGATGATTTGTAACATGGTGCGGTTCCCTTCGTTCCTTTTAATCATGCCCTGGATGTCCGCTGCGTTCAGTTTAATTCCCGGCTGCAATAACTTTACATCGTCCGTCAACTGTGACGGGTCAAGGCGGTTAGAATCCGCAGTGTCCGCCCTGTACTGTGCAATGTGTCCCCTGGCTTCACTGAATGCGGTGTCGCACATGGTTTCAATCTTCCTTTTCAGTTCGTCCCGCTTCGGGTAAACTTCTTCTTTCAATACCTGCGGGGTGTACCTGTTGGATTTGATTTTTTCTTCCAGTGCGTCACGTTCCGCAATCACCTTCCCGATTTCTTCGGTGTGGCTGTCCAGAGTGTTGTAAACGGTATCAACAATATTTTCCATGATTATCCTTTCCGGGCTTCATGCCCTTAACAAAATCAATTAGTGTGCATCCCTGGTTGTACATTGCGCAGCGTTCATTGCATTTCCTGGCAATGATACAATCCATGTCCTTTGTGTCCCTTGTGGCGGGTCTGTCCATACTGGCAAATATGCAGGCTGTGTCCTGGTAGAATGCGCAGGACTTTTCACAGCTGCATTTCACGTTATTTCTGCCGAGTTTGAAGGGGCAGTCCTTCCCGGTCTGCGCTGCTGCCATTGCTGCGGCTTCCCGTTTGCGGTTTTCTTCATCCCGCTGTTTCTGTGCCTTTTGACTGGCAAAGAACACGCTGCGGGGCAGCCCGTTTAATACGGGTTCATATTCAATGCAGTGTCCGACTTTGCGGAAACGTCTTCCGTACTGGTCAACTTCGTTATATTCTGCGTCTTCCGGTTCCGCAGGGGGTGTCCTTCGCTGGTCAAAATAGGGGTTGTACATCATGCGTCTTCACTTCCTTTCTGTGTGGTAATGATTGCCGCTGCCATTGTCCCGACTGCTTCCGTCATGTCTTCCACAACGTCCCGCAGTTCTTCAATGCGTGTTTCCAGGTTGAACACGGCTGTTTCCGCCGCCCTGGCTGCATTCGGAAAGTAATGGTCTTCGATGTAGTCCACAGTGAACAAGGGTGCGTGATAGCCCGTGTGGGTCTTCATCAATTCCCTGTTCGCATCCTGCATTGCAGCAAATGCCGGGACAATCTGATTATTCCAGTCCTGCCCGTCAATCTTCGTCTGACAGTGCGGACAAGTCCGGCTGCGTGTGGTCTTCCAATCGTCACGCCCGTAAACGTCCCAGGTTCCGCCGCAGTAATCGCAATGAATCCGTAAAAATCCCATGTCTTCACCTTCTTTCTATGTTTAAGTCTGTTCAGACCTTACCTTTCGTCATGCGCTGTATTTTGCGTTGTTTATCAGCATATCCAATGCATAGCGAAGTCCGTCGACACAATGGTTGTCCTTGTCCGGGACGCTTGCCAAAAATTCCCCGTCCCTGGTCTGTTCGTACTCATATTCTGTAAATTCTTTGAATGCGTGGGGTGTCCGGCGGGGATCAATGATAATGTGCTTTGACTGTAACCATCGAATGCCATAATTGACGGAACCGGGATATTTCTTGCATTCTATGGCTTTTATATCCTGCTTCCGCAGGTCTGCAACGCTTTTCGGTTCCGCAGAATCGCATATAACAAGCTGCCGTTCCCTGTATACTTCGCTTCCGAATACGGAATAGTGATATTCCGCCGGGGTTGCTTTGTCATATCCCTTCGCCTTTATCATGTCCGCAATATCGCTGTTACTGCATCCACGTTTGACGATTTCATCCAGTAGGTAAATTGTCTGTGTCCTGCGGTCATAACTGCATCGGATGAATGCGAACGGATCAACGCTGAATCCCCAGTCAATGCCACAGTAGAAATATTGCATCTGTTCTATTTCTGCGTCTGTGATTTCCCTTGCTTCCACGTTCGGGAACACTTCGCCGCCGCTTCCGACGGGTTCGCCCATGTATTCGTGAAGGTATGCACGTTCATTCACGGCTTGCAGGCGTTCCGCTTCCAGGATGAACGCTTCCCCCAGCCATTCCGCCGGAATCATGGTGTAATCAGTACGGAACACAACTGCCCTATCATCCGGGATTAAAATATACTTGTTCGCCCAGGAATTGACGGACAACGGGGGATTGAAGGAATTGAAGATCCGAAAATCATTGCCGCCACGGACAACGGATTGCAGGACGTTTCTAACCTGGTTCCCGCCGTTCAATTCGCTAAATTCTTCAAACCAAACATATTTGAACGTGCCGTTGCGGGGTTTTATGGATTTCAGCTTGCTTGCATCGTCCAGCCCCCGGAAAAATACCTGCTGCCCTGTGGGAATGTAGGTGTAAACCATCGGGGACACGCTGCCACGCCACAGGTGCGCCACGCCCAGGGCATCAATAGCCCAGGCAATTTGTGAAAAGACGCTTTCCCGCAGGGTGTTTGCATATCGCCGGAACACAATTCCGTTTGCTGTGGGATCGTTCATGATCCCGTCCACGATTTCCAGGGAAATAAAACTGCTTTTTGCGCTGCCACGTCCGCCGGGTAAATGGAATATGGTATGCGTCCCGTCCTGGACTTCCTTGTGAATCGGCATATAACAGGCTGCTATACAGTCCACAATATCAATGTGCGGGGCTGCTGCTTCCTGCTTTGCCTTTACCACGGTACGGACACGTCTTTTCAGTCTGTCATAGTACATTATGAATCACCTTCCACGGATTCCAGTTCCGCCAGGACGTCCGAAAATTCCGTCAAGCGCAGTCCGTATTCAAGCAGGCTGCGGGCCGCTGCAATCCTTGCGCTGCTGTTTTCGTTATCGTCTTCCACGATGTCACGCAGGGCGGAAATTGCCGGGGACAAGGACTGCTGCGCCTGCCGTGTGGCATCCTGGACAAGCTGCCCAAATGCTTTCTTGTATTCCTTCTGAAATTCCGGGTCTGCCAGGTAATCCCGCAGGGTGCGGGGCGCTATTCCCGCAGCTTCCGCCGCAGCTTTCTTTGTGGGCTGTGTCAGCAGTGCTTGCAATGCCCTTTGTTTGTTCGGTGTCAATCGCTGTCACCTACCTTCCCGGCATCGTATTTCTGCATTGCTGCATGTGCTGCCGCCACGTCTTCCGGGGTCATTTCTGCGCCCGTCAGATAACGCAGGACAAGGGCTGCTGTGTCCAGTTCATCAAACCATGCAACGGGCTTCCCTGCTGTGGTTTCGATGTAATAGCGGCGTTTGTTGCCCTTCAAATGTATGTAATACATCGTCATTTGCGTTCACCTTCTTTTCCGCCGGTTTCTGCCGTTTTCTGCCTGTCAGATTGCGTTTTCTTCTGCCAGTAACGTTCCTGGTATTCCCTGCGCTTGTCCGGGTTTTCCTTGTACCATTTGCGCTTGTATGCGTTGCGGGCTTCCCTTGCCGCATCTGTCATTGCCACGTCTTCACCTTCCTTTCATCTGATATACAGTGTTTTTCCGTCTGCTGTGTTCACAATGATAATGTTGTGAACGGTGCTGATCGTGATTGTGTCCGTTACTGTGCTGATCCTGGCTTCCTGTACAGCCTGCGCAGCGTCCTTCCCTGTCCAAAA